GGCGGAAGAACAAGAAGAAGTAGAATGAGGGCTATGTTTGAGTTCAGGTGCGTAGCAGGACACACACAGGAACGATACATCGACTCTGAAGCTACACAAGTCCCTTGCACTGAGTGTGGGGAGACAGCAAAAAGAATTACAAGCGCAGTGCGTTCTAAGCTTGACCCTATCTCTGGAGATTTCATGGGTGCTACCAGAAAGTGGACAAGGAATAGGGCGCAGAAGCTGCAACAAGAGCGTAAGGCTAACTCCTGATACTGGGAAGCCCTACATAATACACCTCCATAATGAGTTTACTCACGGAGTTTAATAATGGCTACACTACTAGACGAGCGTTTGGAAACAGAAGAAGAAGAAGCAGAGATCAGTCAGATAGAGGCACAGCAAGAACCTGAACAGGAAACCCCTGCTGAACCAGTAGATGACATCCCCGACAAGTATAAGAACAAGAGTACAGCAGAGATTGTACGGATGCACCAAGAAGCTGAGAAGCTACTAGGTCGTCAAAGTTCAGAAGTAGGGGAACTAAGATCAGTTGTTGACAACTACATTCAAACACAACTCGACACAACAAAAGCAACCCCAGAAACTGAAGAAGACATAGACTTTTTCTCTGATCCCGACAAGGCAGTCGAGAGGGCTATTAAGAATCACCCGTCAATTAAGGCGGCTGAAGCACAGAACCAACAGTATAAGCAGAGTACAGCACAGGCTGCATTGAAACAACGTCATCCCGACATGCAGGAGATTCTGACTGATTCTAAGTTTGCTGATTGGATCAAGGCTTCAAAGATTCGGACACAGCTTTTTGTACAGGCAGACCAAGGATACGACCACGAAGCCGCTGATGAGCTTTTCACGAATTGGAAAGACCGTCAACAAGCAGTTGGTCAAACGGTAGCCACAGAGAAGACGCAACGTAAGGAAGCAATTAAGAACGCTTCCACAGGTGGAGCTACAGGAAGTAGTGAAGCTAAGTCGCGTAAAGTTTATAGACGTTCAGACATTATTAAACTTATGCAGGACGACCCTGACAGATATTTAGCCTTGAGTGACGAGATCATGCAAGCGTATCAGGAAGGAAGAGTCCGTAAATAAAACTCTTTTAAGGAAGTATTATCATGGCTACATCAGTATATCCCGCCACAGGCGGATTCGTAGACAACACAAGCGCAGCTACGTTTATTCCAGAAATCTGGTCTGACGAAGTAATTGCTGCATACAAAAGCAACCTAGTACTCGCTAATCTTGTTAAAAAAATGAGCATGACTGGTAAGAAAGGCGATACTATTCACGTTCCTAAACCAACTCGCGGTACAGCTACTGCTAAAACAGCTAACACGGCTGTTACTGTTCAAATGAACGTAGAATCAGAAGTGCTGATTAACATCAACAAGCACTTTGAATTCTCTCGTTTGATTGAAGACATTACTGAAGTACAAGCTTTAGCTTCGCTCCGTCAGTTCTACACTGGTGACGCAGGTTATGGTCTAGCCAAGCAAGTTGATGATGACTTGTTTTCTCTTGGCAAGTCTTTTGGTAACGGTAATGGCTCTAGTTTTGTCAACACTGGTTCTTTCCAGATTAACGCAAGTACAGGTGTACTAGAAGCTTTTGACGTTGATGGAGTAGCTGATCTAGGTGCTTTCACAGACGTAGTTTTCAGAGCCTTGATTCAGAAGATGGATGATGCTGACGTACCTATGGACAACCGTAGCTTTATTGTTCCTCCGTCTTTGCGTAATGCAATCATGGGTATTGATCGTTATACCTCTACTGACTTTGTTAATGGTAAAGGCGTAGAAACTGGCAAGATTGGTAATCTGTATGGCGTTGATGTGTTTGTAACATCTAACTGCCCAATTACTGATCCTACTGATGCTACCAAAGGTCGTGGTGCTTACCTGATCCATCGAGATACTATGGTTCTCGCAGAGCAGCAAGCCATTCGTTCACAGACTCAGTACAAGCAAGAGTGGTTAGGAACTCTCTACACTGCTGACACGCTGTACGGTACGCAAGTAATGCGACCTGAAGCAGGTTTTGTCTTGTCAGTGAAGTAAATCTAAAGTAACAGGAGGGGATTCTTCGGAGTCCCCTTTCTTTTTTTGTTTGTTTCTGTAGGGACTATTCATGGCTATATTTAGAGGTGACGGAGGTGCAGGCGATTCCAATACGGACGCTATGCTATCGTTAGTCACGGAACAGGCTGTCATAGCCACTACAAAAGCAAGCGAATCTGCTGCTAGTGCTTCAGGTTCTAGCACATCCTCTGCAACAGCAACAACCAAAGCAAGTGAAGCAGCAGCATCAGCATCGGCAGCAGCGTCTGCTGCTTCAGGTGTAACTGCTTCTGCAACAGCAGCAGCTAACAGTGCCACAGCAGCAGCTAACAGTGCAACAGCAGCGGGTACAGCAAAGACTAATGCTGAAACTGCTGAAACAAACGCAGAGACTGCTGAGAGCAACGCAAGCACATCCGCTACCACTGCTACTACTAAAGCCTCAGAAGCCGTTACAAGCGCATCTAGTGCGTCTACGAGTGCTTCCACAGCAACAACCAAGGCTAGTGAAGCAAGTTCTAGTGCATCTAGTGCATCTACGTCAGCCTCTACAGCGACTACCAAAGCATCCGAAGCTACTACTTCTGCTTCAGGTGCATCTACGTCAGCCTCTACAGCAACAACCAAAGCATCTGAAGCGGCTACATCAGCTACCAATGCGGCTAACTCAGCTACCGCTGCTGCCTCTAGTGCAGCATCCATAGGCACAGACCCTAGTTTTAACTCTGTCACAGTCACAGGTACTACCGCTGTTAAGATGTCAGCAGGTACAACAGCACAGCGTCCTACAGGCGCAGCAGGACAGTTTAGATACAACACCACTGAGGGTGCATTTGAAGGGTATACAACTGAGTGGGTTGAGATTGGTGGAGGTGGAACACCTGATGACGGCACAGTCACCACAGCTAAGATAGTTAATGGCGCAGTTACAACGGCAAAGATTCTCGATGCGAATGTAACACAAGCTAAGATTGCTGACGATGCTGTAGGTGCAGATCAGTTAGCCTCTAGTGCGGTTGTAACAGCTTCAATAGTAGATGATGCAATCACAGCGGCAAAGATAGCTTCAGTACCTATTGCAGTAGGTATTACTTCTGTCGTTACAGCTACGTCTTTAACAGCTACTGTTAACACACATGTTTATGTTAGCGCGGCTACTCAGACTATTACACTTCCTGCATCTCCTACTATTGGGCAAAGAGTCTTGATTACCGTGGGTAACTTCGCTGACACAGTAGTTGGCAGGAACGGTAGTAACATTATGTCGAGTGCTACTAATATGACTCTGGACAAAGAGTATCTCTCAATTCAATTTATATTTGCAGACGCTACACGCGGATGGGTAATGTCATGAGTAATTTTACAGATTTTATAGGTGGTGGCGGAGGATCAGCTTCATTTCCCACATTTTTCTTACACAATTCTCAAACATGGGTTCCTCCGCAGGACGGCAACATAATGATTCATGTCATTGGTGCGGGGGGTAGTGGAACTGGACATACAAGCTTCAGTCAAGTCCAAAGCGGTGCGGCAGGCGGTTATTGCAGAAAAAACTCTTTAGCTGTTACAACTTCTGGTTCATTCACTGTAGTAATAGGAGCAGGAGGAGCATCTCGTATTGGAGCCAATGGAGCAGGAGTTGCAGGTGGGAATACAACTGTAGCGGGGACAGGATTAAGTTCGACTTTAACCGCGAATGGCGGAGCAGCAGGTATTGTAAATAGTGGTGCTTTTACTACTGGAGGAACAGCCTCAAATGGCGATGTTAATTATGCAGGTGGTCGCGGAGGATACCAAAAAGGAGGGGGCGCGGTTGGCTTAACAGGAACAGGTGCTGATGGGTCAATTATGGCCGCAGGTGCATTTTACGCCGCTTATGGCGGGAATTGTGACGTTATTGGTGACTTTTACTCGTCTAGCTATGGAGAGTTGTCTGGGAGTGGTGGCTCCATAGGTAAGACCACTGGTGGTCTTTTAGCCACAGGCCCGTTAGGAGGTGCAGGATCAGTTTACGATACTGCCGCTATTGCTAACGCAGGTCATGCTTCTATCGGTGGTGGTGGTGGTTGGTCTAGTAGTAATAATGCTGTCTACCTCTACTCAGGCCGTGGCGGTGAAGGCTGTGTCGTAATCCAGTACATTACTTAAAGGAAATATAAAGTGAAATTTAATATTAAAGATGCTGATGGGAATGTTACAAATACCATTAAAGCCGACCTAGAATTTGTTGAAGCTACTTTTGAACACTATGAGGAGTGGGTTGCACCTACACCTGTAGAGCCTACAGCAGAAGAGTCTGCTCGTATGTGGCGTGACATGGAGCTATCCTCTACTGACTACATAGTGCCTCTGTCAGACCATCCTCAGCGTGATGCTTACATATTGTATAGAGAGAGCCTGAGATCATGGCCTAGTACATCTTCATTCCCTGCTACACGACCTGAACTATAGGAATTAACATGACTACAATCATAACAAAAAACTCAAGTACAGCAGGTTCAGCACCCTCCGCAGGGGTTCTAACACAAGGTGAGCTTGCTGTTAACGTGACAGACAAAAAGCTGTACACTAAAAACAGTGGGGGTGCTGTTGTTAGTTTAAGTAGTGATTTCAACAGTAACAATGCAACAGCCGCAGATACAGTAACATTAGGTTTAAACGCAGGCGTTGCAATTACTTCAGCTAGTACCACTAATACTTTTATAGGGAGTAGTGCGGGTAAAACAATGACAGGAGCAGGCACTTCACACACTGCTGTTGGTTATCAGGCTATGGAGCTTTCTACTACAGGTACAGGAAACACTGCTGTTGGTGAACGTGCTTTAAGGAACATAAGCGGTACTAACTACGCTACTGCGGTTGGTAACTCAGCAGGAGAAAGCTGTACTACTGGTGGTTTAAGCAGTACATTTATAGGAATTCTTGCAGGAAACGGAGTGACAACAGGAACTCAAAACACCTGTATAGGTTACGCATCTCAACCTTCCTCTGCTACAGTAAGCTATCAGTTTACGTTAGGCCATACAGATATTACTACACTGCGCTGTAACGTAACATCTATTACATCTTTGTCGGACGCTAGAGATAAGACTGATATTATTAATACCCCTTACGGTTTAGACTTTATCAACACGCTACAGCCTCGTCAGTTCAAATGGGCTACTAGAGATGGTAACATTAAAGATGGCAGAGTAGAACAAGGCTTCATAGCACAAGAGTTGCTTGAGGCTGTTGGTAACAATAAAGCTAATCTTAATTTAGTACTTGAAGACAACCCTAACAAGCTAGAAGCCAGTGCAGGCAACTTAGTACCTATTTTAGTAAAGGCTATACAAGAGCTTACAGCGCGAGTAGCAGAACTGGAGAATAACTAATGTTTAATGAAGCAACACCTTCTCAACAGTATACATGGGCTTTAGAAAGCGTGACGCTTATCAATGCTATAGTTGCAGATGACACAGGCCACATTGAACCTGCTGCTTGTGTAGCACGTAATGTTGAGCATTTACAGATAATGGTAGCTAAAGATTACTGGACTACGCAAGACATGACACCGCTTACTGATGCTATTACAGCAGGCAACGGCTACACCGCTAGTTAAGGTGGTCTAAACCAAAGGAGATAATCATGCTTGCAGAGATTGCAATTGCTAATGCAGCATTTGGTGTAATAAAGAACGCTATCAGCAATGGTCAAGAACTGCACAGTGTAGCTGCCCAAGTTACAAGTTACTTTGATTCCAAAAGCACGATAGCAAAGAAGGCTAAGAACGGTGGAAACAAGAGTGACATGGAAGCATTCATGGCTCTTGAGTCCATCAAGGAACAGGAGACTGAGCTACGTGAGATTATGATCTACGCAGGGCGAGCTAACATGTATGACGATTGGCTTCAGTTCCAAGCAGATTGTAAGAGAGCAAGAATGCAGGAAGAGAAAGACAAGCAGTACGTGAGTGCTAAACACAAGCAACACGTAATAGAGTTCTTTACTATAATCTGTACTGCGCTTGTGACTATACCAGTCCTAGGGTCAGCAGTATACTTAATACTAACAATACTGGGAAGATAACATGGACGAAGCAAGCAAAGACATGATGGATGTAGTAGCAGCATCTACAGCACTAGCGACACTAGCAGCATGGTTGCCCCCAGTAGCTTCCTTGTTTACTATAGTGTGGTTAGGTCTGCGAATCTATGAGTCTGACACTGTTAAGGATTTATTAAACCGTTAAGTTTACCTTGACTTTTGACTAGAAATGGTGTATAATATATGAGTATTTTATCTAGTTTGATTGGCCCAGTAACAGGACTTTTAGATAAGTTTATAGAAGATAAAGACCAAAAGAATGCCATTGCCTTTGAACTAGCAACTATGGCAGAGAGACATGCTCAAGAACTAGCCAAGGGTCAGTTAGCAGTCAACAAGGTAGAAGCAGCACATAAGTCTTTGTTTGTCAGTGGTTGGAGACCTGCCATAGGTTGGATATGTGGACTGTCTTTATTCTACTCTACCATCCTCTCACCAATCTTAGGTATCTGGTTCACAGTGCCACCTGTTGATAGCTCTTTGCTTACAACTGTCTTGATGGGTATGTTAGGACTAGGTGCTATGCGTACAGTAGAGAAAACAAAAGCAGTAGCGAG